GCTGGTACAAAATCATCTTGAACGACAAGAATTAGCATCAGGCGAAATCAACCAAACTGTACTATTAAATCATTCGCTTTTTACTCATGCAGATACTTGGCTGCAACTCGTTATTCCACAACTGGATGTATCAGTAACGACTAAGAAATTCCTAACGATTAAGTTCGCTGCTTTCCAAGATAGTCTGGAAGAACTGGTTAAGGCCACAGACTTTAATGAATTGTCGGACTCTGAAATGCACGCCTTATTATCTCACAACCTAAATGAAACGGTTACAGACTATATTGCAGATGCAAGACGAGAGGGGATATCAAGCACGTTCATTGACAACTTCAATAAGTGGCATAAGCGGGTAGTAGATATTCTGGTAAGGGCGATTGAGGATAATGTCCAATCGGTAGTTCACACATCGCAAAACGGTAAAATGTATGCGATTTTAACTGCTTATGATGCTGCTCTTGGTGCTACGATTGACGATGTAGAAAAGACGTTGATGGAAACAAAATGAGTGAAAATAAAGTTATAGGTATTATTGAAAGGAGTAGTGCTGGTGTCTCCTAGGCGCGCCGGGCATATATCGGTTGTAGGGTTTGGCCCATAGAATCTAGATATAACAGGGAGTGAGACTAACCGAGCCGGCACGAAGTTTAGATGATTAACGAAACTCGAAAGAGGTCGTTTCTTAAAGGGTTTACTCAAAGGGTACTGGAGATAGGTATAGCTACTCCTTTAGTTTGGCTGGTAGCCGGGATAGAGATTGAAAGAGCCCTTGGTGTAACCGTTATGGCAGAGGGAATATGTTGGGCTTTTCATTATGTAAACGAAAGGATATGGAACAGGATTCAGTACGGGAGGTATAATGGTTAAACAAGAAGAAATAAGGGGAGTTATTGATGACCTCATAGAGGATGTGTGTTTGTATCCCAAAAAGACCTGTGTTTCCTTTAAGAGTAACTACTGTCTAGATACGGATAGTGCTTACAAGTGCTTGATGAAACGTCTTACAGAACTGGGCGTAGTAATCCAGTCAGAAGATCAAGGTGTACTCTATGCTTTACATAATAACTTAAAAAGAGTCGTGGTTGAGCCGCTAATACTAGAACCTGATAGTAAAGGACCAGATGGCAAACCTTATATAGTAGGTTCTTCTGGTGTAGGTGCAAATAATGAATGACTTTTTTGAACTTTCTGAAAACCCGGATAATCAAGAGATGATAATGAAAGAGTTTAACCAGTTAAGTCCTGAAGATCAGGAAAAATATCGTAAAATGATGCCCGGTCTGGTGACTTTTCTAGTCTTTATCAGTATCATAGCAGTTGGATTGGGCATAGCTACCATGTTTGGGCTACTTGAGGCCTATCGTTTTACTTGGAGAAGTGGTATGTGGGGAAATATTGAGCCCGGATTAACAGTTCTTATCTTTGGTGGTATCTGTTTGGCTTCAATCGCTACAGTTGTTTTGACAGATGTGGTATTATTAAGGAAAAGAATGAGACGGCATGAGCAAGAATCAGAGGAAGGGCAAGAGTTGGTCGAAAAAGATTAAGGCTTTGAAGTTCATCAGAACAATATCAGCTAATAAATTGAGGCACAGGAAAGACTAGATGAATAGAGCAGTTCTCGAACATACCACTTGCCCGAATTGTCTTATTGCTATCTGTGGTATTTTTATCGGGGTTGAGGATATACCTGCTAACATCACGGCAGATTGCCCGATGTGTGGCTTTCCTCTTCATATTGACGTATTAGAAGAACTACTGGATAACGAATTGAATATTAAATTGGATAACGAATATAATATATAATTGAATATGGCATTGTGGGCAAAACAATAGCTCAATCGGCTGATATGGCCAAACAGGGAAAGGGGCGGGATTCCAGAGCTAATAACTTAATTGTATCAAAATGAGTCGAATATAAAATAAATGGAGGTATTATGAAAAGGATTCTTATTATAGCGGCCACAGTAGCTATGTTGTCTTCTGTTGCGGGTCGTTTACTAGGAGGGATAAACCCGAAACAAAATTGGAGCAGGGGATGAATAAGAAAGACATAAAGTTTAAGAGAAAGCAGACCAAGATGATACAGAAAACACTTAGAGATGGCTGGGGGAACTACTTTAACGAGATGTGCAAGTTAAAATTCTGGAACCGGCTGCATTTCTGTTGGGATTTACTGAGAAAACATAAATTCGAGTGGGTGAAGTAATGAGCCCTCAATACGAGTATGAGTGTCCCGATCACGGCATCTTTGAGAATATAGTCAGTTTTGCTCATAAAACACCACATATAGCTATGTGTGCTAAGTGTGGTACTATATGTGGTAGAATAATATCAATAGTCAATAGCTATTTTGGCTGGAGACTTACTGATAACAGTCATAATAGGTTTGCTACCGATGAGTATGAACGAGATGTCTGAGGAGGGCCGAGCGCATGGGATTAGATAAAGAAATAGCAGTACAGAGAGCTAAGATACTTAGTCATGAGAAGCACACTACTGATTTACTCACAAGATGGGAAGATGATTACGACCTACTTACATTAGAGAAGTATCAGATTCCAGCAGAAGAAGGTGAGTGGGAAAACTACACAACTAATAGCCCGGCTACACTGGGTTATTCTATTATGGGTGCTTTAGGAGAAGCTAGACGTAAGTTGTGGATTCCTCAGTCAGACGAAAAGAGCAAGGAACGTGACGCCCTATCCAAAACTGAACAACTGGCTATCGGTGCTATCCAGATGGCCGATTGGGAAATCATCCAGATACCCGAAGCAATAGATATTCAGTCTGAGTTATCTTTTTACTCTCCTATTAGAGGTTGGTGTATCCTGAGATGTTACCTAGAAGAAGATGGTGGTAAGCTGAAAGTGCATATTGCAGCTTGGGACCCTCTTAATACCCAGTGGATTGCAGGTAAAAATGGTGCCTCATGGGTAAACTACCAGCGATTTGCCACACTAGCTCAACTGAAAGACGAATATGGCAATGATAAGATAACCGCGTCTGAAGATTCACAGGGACGCATACTGGTTAACAATGCTTTTGATGAGACGGAGACGGGTACTTGGGTTGGTGATAAATGGGTAGATGGCCCTAAAGAACACGGACAAGATCATGTACCTGTATTGATACTCCCTGTAGGTTCTATTCCTTTTATTCAAAGTCAAAGACGGACCAATACAATCAAAGACTTGGGAGAGAGTATTTATGCCAAGAATAGACATATCTATCCTATTGAGAGCCGATTACATTCTTATGAGTTAACACGGGCAGGGCAATCAGCTAAGATGCCAACTGTTGTCGAGTATGATAGTAGTAAGGCTCCTCTTCCCCCGGAGATAGAGAAAGACCCATACGTAAAGGGTAGGACTATACTTCTTGATGCAGCTAAAGGGCAAACATTAAAGAAGTTCCTTGAACAACCTTCTAATCAGGATATTTTACAGATGCAGGCTTTTACCGCTAATCAGGTAAGCATGGGTGGTATGGCTCCTATAGCCTTTGGTCAGAATAATCAGGCTATCCCTGCAGCCGGTATTGATATGCTAACCGACTCAGCTAGACAAACACTCAAACCTTACAAAAAGAATATCGAGATGTGCTTTGCTTGGCTGGCTGAGGAGATAGTCAGGCAGTATAAGAACGGTGATTATAAAGCTAATGTGTTTGAGGGTGATGATAAGAGTGGCAAGAGATTCCATGCTGAGATAGAACCAAAAGACATTGAGGATAACTGGCACTTTCAATGTGAACTGAAACTTAACCTCTTGAGAGATGAGGTTGGTAAGATGGGCTTGGCTGTACAGTCAACCAAGGCAGGTATACTCTCGAAGCAGACAGCTAGAGAGAAGTATGCTGACGTTGATGATACTAACTTAGAGCAGGGAATCATTGACAGAGAAGATGCTGAACTAATAACTCAGAAGAAAGCATGGGATATGGCAAGAGCATTATTTGAAGATGGTGATAAAACTGGAGCACAGATTATCATTAACACTATTATGGCTGGGGCGGGTATATCTCCCAGTGGGCCGACTGGTGGACCAGCCTCAACTGCTGAAGCTGAAATAGCAGCACGTCAGTCAACCACTAAAGGGAACCTAGCAGAACAAGCACAAAACTTGAGTAGCAGGAGGGCGTAAGATGGTAACAGAACGAGACCTTAGATTTTTAGAGTATGACCCGATCGAGAGGCGTAGTTGGCAAGAGCTAACTGGGTTGCCTTTGAATCGGCTTAATGTGCTGGTTAAACATCCCGATGATGAGTTTGCAGAGGATGTTCTTGTTTCTCTTGTGGCAAAAGGCATTATTACTGGAGAACAGTCTTCGCGTGTAGCTTTGCTCAGGGAGAGGCAGCAGGGAGTGACTGGTTCGATAGCACCAAAAGCTCAGGATGCTTTCGCGCGCCCTAGTGCCACAGGCAGGTTCACCGATAGAGAGCAAAGGATAATAGATGAACGGCAGTTTATGGAAGACGTGGTAACAGATTTGACCAGCCGTACTGTAACCGATAAACCACCAGCAGAAAGTCTAAGTAGTGTATTCAAGACATTTGCTGATGAGGTAGCTGGCGGTAATGCTAACTTCCGCAGTTTCCTAGACAGACAATTTCCTGCTACCGTCAACAGGTTTGGAGCCCGCGGTCAAGAAGCAAGAGATTTGTTTACTAAGGACTTTGATGCTGAGGTCGCTAAACTCCAACTACAGCAACTATCATCTCCTTCTTTTGCAGGGAGAACCAAAGCAGGTGCAGAACTCAGGCAATTACAGGAAAGAGGCAGACAGACACCAGCTGAGGACCCGTTCTTGTCATTCCTGAAACAGGGACAATTCAGGGAGCAGTTCCAGAACTTAGCTCCTGAACAAAGAGGAGTAAGAGAGCAGAGATTCAAACCGCGTACTAGGTTCTTCAGATTCTAAGTATGGCAACTATAGATGAGCTGTTAAAAAGGTTAAGAGAAGATAAAAAGGTCTTGCAGGAGATAATGCCGCAAGAGCCTAAACCTTTGTCTTTCACCGAGAGACTTGAAAGGCGTCTACAGGGTGGACAGGAAGAAGTAGAACAAGCTGATACTCCAAGTCTAACAGACAGGTTGTTTAGTCGTTTGCATGGTGAAACCGCCCAAACTGTTGATAGCCCTGCCGATGAGATATTCCGTTTCCGAGATAACGACTTTATTCCGCGTGATACTGGATTCTCAGACAGAGTTACGCCTCAGTTTACTTTACCTGAAGATATAACTCCGTTGGAACCAGAACCATTCAGGGGAGCCGAAGACTTCTTTGGTGCAACTGATGCTGTAACTGGTCCATTCCCCGGAACAACTGAAGCTAGGGATATTTCAGAACACATGGCTCCCACTGGTTCTATTGATAGAGGAGAAACCCTAACTGTCGATCAGTGGAACCTTGAAATGGCTCGTATCAGGAATACTCCTGAGTTCAAAAAGGCGGCCAGAGAAGCGAGAGCCACTGAAGAAAGAAGGGTCCTTGGTATCAGGCAGTCAGAGATGATAAAGGCTGGTGGTCCCATAGTTCAAGCAGTTACAGCTCCTCTCTTCAAAGTTGGTGATTTCCCTGTTTCGGCTACCGATTTAGTATTAGTAGGCTCATTGTTAACGGGTTTATGGGTAGGTTCAGCTCCTCTCAGGGCTAACGTATCTTTCAATAGACTACCAGAACGGCAAGCATTGGTTAGTCGCGCTCAAGAACTGGGTATATCTCGTAATAGTCCAGTATTCAAAGACGCGGAGACTGCTTTGAAATGGGCTTTTGATTTACATAAGAGTGGACAGACAAAAGCAGCAGATGCTCTTATGAGACAATTCCGTTCTGCTTATCAAAGAGGTACACCCGCGGGGAGAACAGCTCCTACGGGTACTAGACCAGCTCCTACAGCGGGAGAGCCTTTTGTTCCCAGAGCTACCCAGACTGGAGCCATGGCTCAAGGCACACTCCCCACAGAATTAACTAATGTATTGTGGGATAACGCTCCAATAGCACAGAAGGTAGCTAATGTTAATGTAGCTGGATTAGCTCCATCAGTAGCTAATAAACCTTGGGAAGCTCTTACATCTGAAGAGAAGCAAGCATTATCTAATATAGCTCCTGTCCCATCTACAGCAGCTAATAATATTGCTATTAAGATTTCTCAAGGTCTAAAACTCAATACGACAGAGGAAGAATTTAGAGTTAATAATGCTGATGCTATTGAGAATCAACTTGCTAGTTTAAGAGCACAACCAGAGACTACTACACCTGTCACTGAGGTCGGACAGCCTGAAGCTGGTTTACAGAAGGGTATGTTTGGTGAAGATAAGGTAGTTAGACCAGCTGGCAAAGGCGTGACTACTCAGGCTTCACTAGATGACCAACTTAAACTAGACCAAGCTAGGGGAGCTGTAACACCTGAAGTAAGTGAGAAGGTGCGAAGGGCTAGGATAAAAGAACTCATTGAGCAGGCAAAACCTTTTGTAGAGAAAGAGGGGTTGACCCCAAGTGAAGCTGCGGAATTTAAGGCTTTAAGCAAAGAGATAAGAGATATACAATTCTCATTAGTAAAGCCACTGGATGTGACAAAGATAAAATCGGCTGTAGATAGGAAAAGCACTTTAACTCCTGAAGTTATAGGAGTTGCCCATAGTGAATTGATTAAAGATAAGGCAATCTTTGAGGTTTTAGTTGAAGGCTCAGAGGGGGTTGCGTTTGATGCTTTTACACCAGCAGATAGAATATTAGCTAGACAAAATCCTGATATATCACCAAGACAACTATATAATGCATTCCAATCTACTAGAGATGTCTTGAGGCAACAACACGGAGATACGATAAAGCTATTTCGTGCTACAGGGAAACAGATAGAAAAGCCTACTACGAATTGGGCTACCACAGAGGCTTTTGCTAAACAATTTGGAGAGGATGTAATATCCAGAGAAATCCCTATAGATAATGTTATTGCTGTCAATGTTGGTTTAAGAGGGAATTACCACGAACTCATCGTAGGGCAACCCCAACCCACCCAGCCTGTAACACCTGAAGTCAAAACAGTTCCTAAAGCAGCTACGGCAGAGGTTGAAGCTGTCCATAAGCAAGGTGCTATAGCTCCAGCTGAAGGAAGAATAACGCAACCAGAACCGAACCCCCCAGATAAACAACCGCCTTCTAACCCTATCGAAGAGTCTATGTTAGAGGGAGTCCCGACTGAGTGGGAAGGGTTAATGCCTAATCTACGTTCTGCTCAAGTTGTCCATGATTTAATGACAAAACAGGATGACTGGAAGGTGTTTGCTAACTTACCGATTGTGAAACAGATTATGTCACATTTTAACCCTTCAGCAGTAGCCGATTCTCCTCACCTGAAGTACAAGATTGTCAGAAGTGTCTTGAGGTTTGAATCAGCACAGAGAGGCAAAGCCGTTATGTCTCATCTGAATAGACTAGGCGGGCAACAGAGACTTTTTGGCAAGCTGGATGATAGAGGACTAATTGCTTCAGGTCCGCTGAAAGGTTTGGGAGTCAATGACATTAGGGCTAATCCTAATAAGTACAGAGATAAATTAACCCAAGCACAGAAAGAGTGGATTACATCCGCGAATGAAATAGAGCATGCAAAACTCGATTTCCTAAAGCGGAATGATATAAAGATTAACGAACTGCTTTTTGATGAGGGCGGTGAGTATGCTGGCAGGAGATGGCTATTCAAGGTAACATCAGATGGGACATTAGTTGAAGCTGGGACTGTCGGGGCAGGACCGGGAAAACCGGGGAAGAGGATGGGGTTCGAGAAGCAGAGAACATTCAAGTCCCAGAAAGAGGGTATTGACGCGGGTTACTTTCCTATGAATGATGACCAAGCATTAGCTCTCAATGTTCAGGGTGCTTATAATCGTGTTGCCGATAAGCAGGCTGCCGACTGGCTGTTAACTCAGGTGGATTGGAGAACAACCAGCGCTCCCGATGATTTAGTCTTAGCCGCCGAGTCCGCTAAGCTAAAAACACAGCAAAGCCAACGTCTGTTAGCTGGTATAAATAGAGCTGTACGGGGGGAGAGAGTTCCACCTGCGACAATCAATGCTATTGCCAGTGTGTATCCTGAAGAAGCACAGAGGCTAAAGAACTTGATTCCGAAGCTCCAAGCAGGTAAACCTACAAGCAAAGAGGTTCAATCACTTACTGCAAGAGCTAATGAATTGATTGGCATAGCTCGGAAAGAACAACTGCAAGCTGTTAATGCAAGGGCTAGGGCTAGAGAAATAGCTATGAAGGTTGGAGCTGATGAGGGAATGATAGCCGCGCCTGCTTTTGCTGGTAAGATATTCAAAGGACCAGAGGCAAGAGAACTGACAAGTGCAATCAATAAGGAGTTGCAATCTACTGTACTTGAAATAGTCAGAGGTCTTAATAAGGTAAACGCTATTTCGCGTTACTTTATGCTTGCTGGAGATTTAAGCCCAGTAGCTATTCAGTTGATATTTTTGGCTGGAGCTAATCCCAAGGTATACGGGAACGCCGCGCTTGGTATGTTAAGAGGTATCTTTGACCCGCGCTTCCTCTCTAACTACTATAACAACAATAGAGAGGTAATCAATGCCAGTCCTGATTTGATACTGTCCAGCGGTGGTTCAACAGAATTTACCGAAGCTGGAGCCAAGGGCGGTTTGGTATCTTCAGCGATAAAACTTACACGCAAAGAGGAGTCATTCCTGAAGAATCTGGGTTTGATAGGACCGCGTGCATTAGGCAAAACTGGCGCCACAGTTCTTGAGCCTTTTATGAGAGGGTTTGAATCAGCTCTTGACGTAGCTGGCATTGAACTGAAGAAATCGCTTATGCACATGGGGGTAAGCCCTAAAGCAATGGAAGAAGTCGATATGTTCTGTAATGAAATCAGAGGGCTTGCGTCTTCAGATAGGATAGGTGTCTCTCCTAACTGGAGAGCTGGTGAAACATTAGCAGTTCTAGCCTCTCAGTACAATAGAGCGATAGCATCTCTGCTTTTCGATACACTAAGAGGTAATCTCAGAGGGAAACTGGTTAGAAATGCTTTGGCTAGAGGTATATTCGCAATAGTTATGGTAACGGTTGCTGTGAGCTTGGCTCGAAGGGAAGACCCGCTAGACCACTTAGACCCTACAGAGACAGACTTTTTAACATGGAATATTGAGGGGCAACAGATAGGTCCGGGCTCGAAGGTTCGCAGTCTGATTAGGCTGGCAGGGCAATGGACAAAGGCTATCCAAGAAGGCAATGCGGATACCTTAATAGAGCTTTCAATGGACAATCCTAATATGCGATTCCTGAGAGGTAACTTATCTCCTGTGGCTGGGGCTTCTGTAGATTTGCTTACAGGTCAAAACTTTATTGGAGACCCGACAAGGGATGGAGTGCTATCTTTCTCGAAAGAGATACTGTTAAGTAACCTGACTCCGATATGGGTAGAGAACGTGGCAATGGAAGGTGGCTCCGTTAAAGAGAGAGCTCTCAGGGGTCTAGCAGAGTTTCTGGGTGGTCGAGCCTATCCTGAGACTACTTGGGATAAGGTTAAACCATTGAGAGAGAAATATGCTAAGGAAGATTATGGTAGTGATTATGCCAGCTTAAATAGTGCTGAAATACAAGAGCTACGGAGAAACCATCCTGACCTTGCTGATATAGAGAGGGATGCTAAGGAAGAATGGGCGCAGAAAGGTACTGACTTTGAAAGATGGTATTTCGATGAGAACGAAAGAGTGACCAAAGAGAGGGATGACAACCTTGACTTTGCAGCGCAATCCTTCCTTGATGGTAAGATAGGAAACACTGAATACAACGGACAGAGAAAGTACATCAGACCATTCTATTCAGGCGGGAAGGCTGTCCTCTGGTCTGCAAGAACATACCTTGACCCCAAATCCTCTGAGAGGATAGAGAGATGGATGAACGAGAATCAAGCTCCAGAAGACAGATTGCTAGATTCTTACTTAGAGTTACAGGCAGATTTGCTTGATAAAGCGGATTTACCTATAGATTGGGGGTTTATAAACAGTCAACTAGCTGCCTTTCTTGGAGCTATACCCCCGTCACATAAGGAATACATACTCGAAAACAAAGACAACTGGATTAAAGATTTGCCCCCTTCTGCTAAAGCTGTGGAGACAATGAGACTTGAAGACTATGACTTTATATCGAACTTCAGGATACAGGTAAACGATTTAGTGTTCTCTAGCTACTGGGATGTTCCTACCATGCAAGAACAGAGAGACCAAGGGAAGAAAGCTATTGATATGAGAGGAGCGCTACGGGTAGCATATCCTCAACTTGATGCTAACCTAGCTTTTTGGTTCGACCATGTGAGTACCGTTAAAACACAGGCAGCGGCTAATCTGCTTGCCGAAAAAGCAGATGACATTGGGAGACCACGGGAATCCATCCCTGCTCTGGCTGATATTATGGAATCTAATGAATCTGCTGGTGAGACATTATCATTTAGTGAGAGACTGAAGAAGAGACTATCAGAGATGGGCTTGCAATGATAGTGGTAGTACCTGTAGACGGTAGCCCTAGATGTCCTAAATGCAACAAGAGGCATGGTGGGGACTTTGAAGGACGCATCTCTGTTCTTTGTAAGTGTGGGGAGTTTACACATTTTCAGACAGCATCATTAAAGAGTCAAAAAGTTGACAACAAACAGATAGTGTGTTATTACTAGAAAAGCTAGTACGTTAACAACTAAATAGACAGAGCTACCAGATAGCCTCATTGAAAGTGCCTAGAGCACCAATGGGGCAATTTTATTTTAAGGAGTGATTATGACTACCGAAACTAAAGAGCAGGATACGAACAAGGAGGAGCAGGTTGCAGAGGTAAAAGGGGAAGTGGAGGAAGAGGCAACAGGTTCCAAAGATGATTCGGAGCAGGTTCTCAAAGACGGAGAAGATGATAAGGGTGGGGACGAGAAGACTTACTCAGAGAAAGAGCATCAAACTATTCTGGGAGAGAAAGCTGAGAGTTTGGCCAATTCAATAGCTGCTAAGAGCACCAAGACCATGCAGAAAGCTCTTCAGGAAGCAACAGCCGAAATCAAAGAAATGAAGAAAGAGGCTGAAACTGACAAAGCAATTAGAGACTTGGCCCAGCAGGAAGGCAAAGAACTTACAGAGTGGGGAGATACAACTGAAGTAAGGGAATTTCAGAAAACGAGGCGTGATTTTACTAAGTGGATGGGAGATGCCCGCACAGCCTATCAGGAAGTAAAAGATAGGGAGACTGATGTAGCAGAGGCCACTATAAGGAATAACGCGCTCATGTTGGCCATCAAGTATAAGATTGATAAGGGAGATGAGATTGTAAAAGGTCTCGAAGAGTTCATTAAAGAGATAACCGAAGACAGTAAGACGGTTGCAGACATGGAACTCAAAGCTCTTAAAATATCAATGAGGCCGGCAAAAAATGAAGGTAAGACCAAAACTACTACAATAGATACTAGCCGAAAGAGTGCTCCCGGCGGTATTGACTTTAATAAGTTGAGCCCTAGTGAGCAGCTTGTGGAAGGATTCAAGCAACTCAATAAAACGAAATAAGCGAGGGAAAATATGCAGACATTAACACAGTACGAATATCTAGATGTAGACGGCATACTGAAAGGAGTCGCCAACTGGATAGTAAAGGAAAGCCCCTTGACGGGTGCTTTGCCTCAGAAATCTATTCAAGGTAACTCATATAAGTATAATGTCTCTTTAACACTACCTAATGCTACATGGACTACGGTTGGCGACCCAATCGTATCTAACACCGGCACCTATGAGCAGAGAAGCACCGACATCTATACGCTGATTCAGGATGCCCTTACGGATAAATCAGCAATAGCTCTCAATGCTACTCAGAATCCAGAAGCCATTGATACCGAGTTAGCAGCTCAAGCTATGGCACATGAGTTTGAGGATACTCTAATTCATGGGCAGACAACTACCTCTTCAACTACCAAGCAATTCAAGGGACTAATGAGAATCCTTGCTGAGTTCGAGAGCTCTTCAACAACTGATCTTGATGCTCTTAATAACTCTCAGGTAATTGCTGTCAACGCCACATCCGGCGCTCTTACAATGGTATACATGGACGAACTAATTGACCAAGTTAAACCCGGTAAACCTGACCTTCTACTGATGTCACGGAGAGCAAGACGTAAACTCAATGCTCTTCAGAGGGCTAGTGGTGGTGGTTCAGGCGCAGGTCTGGTAATGACTGAATCTGCACTGTTTGGTAAGTTCATGGAGTCCTACGACAATATCCCCATAGTTGTGTCTGACTGGCAGTTGGACAACGTACCTGATGCTTCATCCTCCGTGCTCACCACATCTACCTACAACAAATCGACAACCAGAGCATCCACACTGGACAATACCATTATCTATGCAATGAAGTTGGGTGAGAGGGATGTTCAGGGACTACATGCCGGAAAGATGACCCATGAGCGCGCAACATTCACCGAAGACTACAATGCCATACGGAACAGGTTTGTTTGGTACAATGGCCTAATGTGTGCCAGCAAATTTAGCTTGGCCTGTTTAATCAACGTCAACCCTGATAGTTAATCCTACAGTGGAAGCAGGGAATATATACTAAAAGCGAGGAAAGAATTATGACTTACAATGGAAAAACATACAATTCCAATGTCCTAAACCAAAATGGTTATATAATTATGCTTCCCAACGTAGGTGAAGCAGCCGATCTAAGGCAAGTCAATAACCCGATTAACCCCTATGCAGAATCAGCTTCCCCTCTTTTCCCACTAGGAACCAAGTTGATTCAAGGTGAAAGAGTGTGGCGATACTGTAAGACTGGCGGAACCGGCCTGAACAGAGGATCGGCAATTCAAGCAGCTGCTCCCGTTCATGCTGACATCTTCCCTGACCTAGCAATAGGCGCCGTAGCAGCCATTGGTGCTACTTCAGTAGAGGTAACATCAACTGCCAATATCGATGTTGCTCCATGGAGTACTAAAGATGGTGGAGCTGAGGGATACATTGTGTTCCAAGACCTTACTGGTGAAAGCCAGATGTATAAGATTAAGGGACATGATGCCTTTTCTACTACAGATGATGCCACTGTATTCCTCTATGACGGGTTGGTTGTAGCGATTGATGCTACTACTCAATGCGGTTTGCTTGAGAATCCATACTCCAATGTGATTGCTACTACAGCAGTTATAACAGGTGTGTTTATCGGAACATCACTGATAGATACCACGACACTCTACTACTCATGGATTCAAACAGGTGGACCTGCCGTGGGTATACCAAAGGTAGCTATCCCGGTTGGAGACCCGGTTGTGGTTGGTACTACAGCGGCTAAGTTTGATGTGGCTAACGCTTTCACCACAGAAACCGTTGTTGGTTGGGCTATGAGTCTTGCCACAGCAGACACCGAAGCATTTGCCGTCTTCCTGATTGGAGACAGGTAAGTTACCTAGCCTTGAGAAACTTTGAGAGGGGGATTAAAAGTCTCCCTCTCAATTAAGGTGAATAGTTTGGAACATAACATGTTAAGGGATAAAACCCTAGAAGCATTTAAGGAAGGTAGCACCAAACTAGAGACTGGATACAGACCAGTATCGAATGTGATATTGGCTTTTCCTTTTAGACAATACTTCATTGACAAAGTTAAATCTCCTCTGCAAAAAGTTATTACAGTGTTATCCTTAAAGTGGCCCAAACCAACCAAAGAAAATACCAGTAGTGTCATGTCGCATGTATTGCTAGAGATATTTGAAGAGTTCCACACTTGGTACAGCCATCGATGGAGATCAAGATGTTAGGTGGAAAGGTTAAATAACGGAGGTATTATGAGTGGTTTAATTCCAGAAATGTCAATCACGGAGTTCAGGAGACTTAGTATAGCGAACATGAAACGGTTACAGTCCTGTGAGATAATGGCTGATGGAGAGTATCTTTTCACTTTTATTAACCCGAGCACTGGATACATCAAGTCTCAGGCTGAGGCTATGGGTGAAGTGAGTAATAGTGTAGGTGGTGAGACACTTCAGGATATACAGGAAGGAGTCTTAGTGGGAGAGTAGATTGACGCCCTACAATGACAAGACAGAGGATGCTGAGGTATCTACTAGAGAAATTAAAAGGTATTAGTGGTATAATAAAGAAAGCAAAAATAAGGAAGCAAAAAGAAGTGATTGTAGAAAAAACATTAGACACTACACCACTACTATAAGGGAGGTTCAAAATGGCAAACTATAGTAAGTACATAAAACATGGCGTGAAGGTTGTTGCAACTGCCGGGACTCACTTAGTCTTAGCCGATGACACAGCCTGCCAAGTAGTAATCATCCAAGCACAGACAGATAACACCGGGGCTATTGCTGTTGGGGCTGATGAAGTAGACGCCACCATAGCTACAGGAAATGGTATTATCCTGTATTCAGGAGATTCTATAACCTTACCCGTTGCTAATCTTGCCGATGTTTATATTGATTCTACTGTTTCTGGTGAAGGTGTCAGGTATATCTATATAACTGAAGGTGAATAATGGAAGCTGGAGTTAAACGTAATCTGTGGGCGACTACGCAGAGTGGCTTACTGGCCCCTAAGAGGAGTGTACTAAAATGATTAAGCATGGACCGGGAAACCGGGCAATTATTAAGAGGATGAACTTTCCTCTCAATGGGCTTGAGTTGTATCTTCCCTTGGGGTATCCAGAATTATCAGGAAGTACTATTACATCTAAAGACCTTAATGCTATCTCTTGCACTGTTACAGGAGCCACTCATACTCCTCCGACTCATAGAATATTTGATGGCACTGATGATTATATTGACCTTGGGGACGTGGCAGCATTAGAACTTGAGGATTGGACAATAGCTTTATGGGTTCAGATGTCGGCTGTTGGAGCATGGCAAACTATCTTTAGTTTACAGCATCAAAGTGCTGGGGCACATGGAGAGTGTGGCACCAATTTAAGGTTTTCCAACACTAACACTCTCCAAGCATTGGTGTACGTGGGAACAAACTCTGGCAAGTCAGCTGCCTCCGTGGTAACTTTCTCTCAGGACACTTGGTATTTTGTAATGGCAACAAAAGTAGGAACCGCCTTAGATGTATATCGTAACGGAGGAGCATCATTAAAAAATACAGTGCTTTCTACAGCTACGATGGATTATACCACTGATGTCTCTAAAAAGACCGTGTTTGGGGCTACTTGGAGTAGTGCTAGTTCTTCTTACGGTGCTGATTTCACGGGTTTTCAGGGAGAGGGATGGGTGTATAACAGGGGTTTAAGCGTAGCAGAGGGAGCACGTATTTATAGGATGACAAAGTGGAGGTATGTATAATGCCTGACAATCGTGATTTCAGAGTGAGAGCCTTTCTCTACATTAAGAAGGAAGGTGTGGCTAGGGGTCTTTTTAACCATATTCAGGGTGTTATGGGAGAGGCTGTGGACATCAATGCCGGTGAGCCAAATGCTGAGATGAAGCAGTTAGAACTAAATAATAGCTGGACAGTTTTTTGCGATCTATGTTTTCCTCCAGATAAGCAGAGTGAAGCAGAGGGGCTATTTAACCATAGTAAGAATACTGCGAGGAACCATGCGAGACTATTACCTAACCCTGATGATGACATAGATACTGGCTCTGTCTCTATTGAAAGATGTGGACATAGGACAAAACAATCATGTACTGTAACTGAAACTTATAAGGTTGCATAATGCCAGTAGTTGTCAAGAGAGACCCTAAAGGTGGCTGGAATATAGTAGAAGTATCTACTGGAAAGGTTAAGGGCCACTCAGATACTAAAAAGGATGCTGATGCAAGTGCTAGAATAAGAAACGCGCATACTGAAGGAAGGAAGTAAAATGCCAACACCAATACAGTCTAGGACCCGGACACAGATAAGACAGGACATTGGAGCCATTCTTGGTGATGTTATTGTAGGCACAGCTACCGCTACAGTTGATACCAGTAGCCTTCAGGACACTTATGGCCTAGTTCGTGGTGGTGACAACGAATACCGGGGGAGACAGGTAATAATCATAACTCCTACTGGTAGTATTGTTGCCGGGGAAAAGAGTTTTGTGGCCTCATCCGTTACAACCGATGCTACCGTTGCACCCGTTTTCACCGCTGCTATAACAGATGGCGACATATATGAGATGTGGAAGGTCTTTCTCTATGAGGAGATTAACAAAGCTATCAATCAGGCTATCATGGAAGTTACCAATGATTGCCTTCAGATTAAGCAGACTACTACTACCTTCACGGACAGCCAAACCTATGAGTATGATGCTTTAAGCAGCTTTGTAGGACTTCATAAGGTCGAGTGGGTGTTTGAGACCAAGCAGTTTAACAAGATACATGACTGTGATACTGTCTGGGATGAGTTGGTAGATGGAGATGTAACCGCTACCAGAGACACTACGTTAGTCAAAGAGGGCAATGCTTCTCTAAAGCTAGTGGTTGCAGCCGGAGCAGGTGCAGGGGATATACTAGCAACAGAAGACATCTCCTCAGCAGACCTTACGCAAGACGACCAGCTAGAAGTCTGGATATATTCTTCAGTAGCCCTTGATGCCGGTGATTTACAAGTTCTCCTTGATAACACGGCCCAGTGTGCTTCTCCATTAGAGGAGTTAGACATACCGGCCACGACAGCTAATACTTGGACAAGGCACATTATTTCATTGGCTAATCCGTCAAGTGACTCAGCTATCATCAGTGTGGGGATAAAGATGGTAACAGATAAGGGAGCCTTCACTCTTTATGTCGATGATATTAAGACTGTCGCATCTGGTAGCAGGATTTACAAAACACTTAACCCGGATTATTGGAGTATTGTCAGAGATACCACTAACTATCTTAAACTATCATTAAACGGACTGAGTGTTGTTGGCACACCTAAGCAGTTACGACTCACAGGATACCAGTTACCGGCTTTGTTAACTGCTGATACAGGGACGTCAGAGATAGACCCGTCTTGGATTATAGCTTTTACTGTTGCGCGTCTTATGATGGGACATGCCAAGAGTTCAAGGCTTGACATCAATGACAGAGCAACTCGGGCTAAGGAGTGGTCAGAGATAGCAGAGAGCAAGATGACCTCCATCCGTACTCTACTCAAGATGGACACAAAATGGATTTAAGGAGAACCATTATTAAGGTAAAAATCAATGGCAAACGCAATAATCGAGAAACATCAGATTTCCCTTAACGGTACCCGTTTTAGGATTGATGGTCCCATAAGGCAAAATTTAATTTCTGCGTTCCCTTCCAAACTAATCACAGGTGACTATGATTATGCCAATCAGCAGCTAATGTCTGCTTGGATTATCAATGACCAGCGTGGCGGTATTGGCATTGAGGAGATGGACGAGTCTGTTCATGCTGATAGGGCTTGGTTCTCTGAGCTACCTCTAGGTTATCGAAGGAACTTACCTCTACCCAGACTGGCTACAGAAATAGCCTATTCTGCTATACCTACTTTTAATGATGCTGGTATGGAGATATGGACTACAACAACAGACCTAACTTTTTGGACTGAAAGTTTGTCGGGAGATGGCTCTGTTGATAGGGAATCAGTTGAAGTTGATAGTGGGACATATTCTGCCAAACTAACGGCAGGCACAGGAGACCCGGCTGGAACTACCAGTATTTACCAAGATGCTAATAATTGGAATAACTCACTTAGGGGCTCATCTGTTACTATCACTATGAAATGTAAGATCGATGAAGCTAATTCTGCTAGATTATCAATTAGTGACGGAGTTGGAACAACTGATGGTGCTTATCACACTGGTGGTGGTGGATGGGAAACACTAACAGTCACAAGAACTATTGATGCCGGAGCTGATAAAGTGAGGTTCAGTGCAGAGGTAACTCAGCGAAACGGTCCAGAGATAGGCTACTATGATACTGCAACATTCTCAACAAACACATCCGGGATGCTCAAGACAAACTTTAATGGTGAGCTTTATATGGCTATGGGAATGTACCTGCTTAAACTCAATAGTAGCAGAGATGGGCTTGATTATGTCAGTCAGTTTGCCAGTGCTATTACAGCTTTAATAGCCGGGCCTAATGATATGCTTTACATCTATCTGGGGGATTCTGATAATTACCAGTACATGAATACCTCTGAGGCTATTACTGATACTGATGTCAGTGCTGCTAATCTCGGTATTGAATGGGATTCCAAGTTATTTAAGTTGGATACTGATGGTAACTGGTGGAGTGCGACTACTCCCAATGCAGCCTCTCCTACTTGGACGGCTAAAGGTGGAATAACTAACATAAAGTCAGGTGATGTTAAGACTCTTTTTATTGGTCGAGATGCTGATGGCAATGATATTATTTATGCTGCTACCACATCTGTACTGAAGGCATGGGACCAAGCTAATGACATCTGGACTGATACGGCTGTTGTCTTGCCCGATCATCCTAATGGTGGTGAAGGGGCTACCTCATGGTGGGATGCTATTTATATCTCATCTGGACTTGATATAAGGAAATATGTTGTTGGCGCTAGTGCTAGTATAGTACAGGCAGGACTAAGCAAAGAGGATGGTATCCCTGAAGAATACAATGGTGAGATAGTAGAACTGGTTAACGGCGAAAACTACCTGTATGCACTTGTTGATGCTTCGGCTACTTCTGGTAACAGCAAATCAGGTATCTTTGCTTATGATGATGTGGGATGGGAACATGTGTGGGCGCCTCCCACTACCTTAATAGAAGATTGCGAGGACGCTTGGAATGAGCTTGTAGACGGTGATGTAACTGCTACTCTTGATACTGATGACTTCCAAGTGGGCTCAGGGTCGTGTAAGTTAGTAGTAGCTACCGGGGCTGGAGCTGGTGATATACTGGCCACTGAAGCTATGAGCGCCATAGATTTATCAGATCATAATTCTGTTTCATTAAGGATAAAATCTACCGTAGCTTTAGACTCAGGAGACCTTCAACTCTTACTTGACAATACTGCTCAATGTGCTTCTCCTCTTGAGGCTATTGATATACCTGCTGTGTCAGCTGATACTTGGACTAAGGTAGTATTAACACTGGCGGCTGCTTCCAGTGATACGGCTATTGTGTCAGTAGGGCTGAAAATGGTTGTTGATAAAGGTGCTTTCACTGTTAACTTAGATCAGATTGAAGGACAAACCTACAATGGCTCAATGAAGTCAGCCATAGTTAGTTCCTCTTCCAGCGCATACGCATTGTATTTCGGCCATGACTCCAAGATATACAAGATAGACTTGTATCGTGGTATTAGGAATCCTCATAAGCTACCGGGTACATTCACTTACGGCACTGATGGTATCCACATGACGCCATGGTTTGATGCTGGAACCGCTGTCGAGAGCAAGACAGCCAAGAGAGTACACTTGTTCTGCAAAGGAATGTCTGCCAATGAGTCTGTAATTGCTAGGTACAGAATAGACCATGACGAAACAGATCGTGATACAGGCTGGACCACTCTGGGAACAATAACCTCAAATGGGAAGACTACTTTTACCTTTGGTACTAATGAAGTAGGGGTAGCTTTTCAAGACCTTCAGTTCAGGTTTGACCTAGCCCGTGGCGGTACAACTACCAACTCTCCAAAAATAACAGCTGTGGTTCTGGAGTATCTAAAGATAACAAAGAGACTGTGGAACTGGAATATGACTATTGACTGTATGGAGAGTTTTGATGATCTAACTCCTCAAGAGATATGGGCTGCTTTGAAAGTAGCTGCTGAGTCAACTACCTTACTGGAGTTTACTTTCAGGGGAGAGACTGATGGCTCTGAAACTCATTATGTATTCGTTCATCCCTTTAATGGTATTACCCAGACCGGGGAAAACCATGAGGGTAAATATAATCTAAGCCTAGTGGAGCCGTAATGGTTACTCAAATACAGAGACGTAATAATCCTTTCTCTCCTCCGGGTCCTGATTGGATAGGTTCTGAGCCGGAGTGGTACGCTTTTCAGGCACTAACAAGTCTGAGAGTAGACTTTACCTTTCAGAGTCAACTGATGGGTGGCCGAACTGTCTTAGGTGGTGCGATAGTTGATTTCATTATCCCGAACTTAAACTTAGTGATCGGCATACAAGGGATATACTGGCATTATAGTTCTGCCGGCAGGATAGCATCTGATAAGGCCCAGAGAATAGCGATTGAATCAACCGGGACTAGGGTGATCTGGATTCAGGAAGAGGATATTACTCGTAATCCTATCTTTTATATCCGGGAAGCATTACAATACAGGGAACATACACCAGACTTTATTTAGAGGATGAGATAAGTGGAAAAGATATTAGCACTAATCTTAAAAATCTTTAAGGCTAGAGCTGAGAGAAAGATAGCTCAGCCTACTAGCATAGCAGTAATAAGTATGAGAAATCTCAAGAACATTCTCAAAGATAAGTTCCCTGAAGGTGAGATTTACCTGTCTGATATGTACTATCTCTTATGCTCTCGCAAAGATATAGTTGAGTTTCTAGCGACTGATCGAACAAACAAGATGACCTATGTAACCGATGAACTGGATTGTGATGACTTCTCCTATCGTTTGATGGGTCAGTTCAGTGTTAAAGGGTGGTCTCATTTAGCTTTTGGTATAGTCTGGACAGACAAACATGCACTCAACTTATTTGTTGACGTAGATATGAAAGTGTGGTTTATTGAGCCACAGTCTGATAAAGTTCAGGAAGAACTTGAGGAATGGCAGGGTAGTAAAATGAGGTTTGTGGTACTGTAGGAGGGTTTATGAATAAGAAATGGTATCGATCTAAGACATTGTGGATTAATGTAATAGCACTAGCCGGTATATTAGTTCAACTATTGTGGTCAGAATCAATAGCCAAGGAAGTTATAGCCGCTGAAGGAACTATCCTTGCTGTGATTAACATGATACTCCGGGCGATAACGAAGCAGGGTATAGAGAAATGAAAGCCTCAGAACGTGATGAACTCTTAATGTTGATTCCTCGAATTGATGAGAGACAGCAGTCATTAGTTAAGGTTCACGATAAGATAGAAGAACATCTTGATAAACTTAACGGTCACTTAGAAGATCATTCCAAACGATTGCTTACTGTTGAGGTTTTACAGAAGGAAAGAAACAAGCCTTCAAAGAAGTCAATCGCTGGAATTATAACAGGTACAGTAGCAATTATAGTAGCTATATGGAGAGCATTTAGTAATGGTGTCTAAAAGTACGGATTGCTCAATGTAGTCTAGTTTGCCCTGTCTGCTTTAAGCCGATTAGAGTAGGTCATAAGTACGTCTATATGCAAGTAAAGATAGGCCATCATATCAGACTTGACCGGGTTCACCCGGACTGTTCAATGAGGGGATAATCTCCCCTTTCTTTTTATTTATTTTTCAACTATTTTCATTTCGTGTGTAAATAGGGTATTGACAAGTGATAACAAGTGTGCTATATTGAGAGTGAAATGAATAATAGGGGGATAACATGGAGAGGTTGGGTTGTCTTAAATTGATGGCTGCTGTCTTTGGGCAAGAAGTTATTGAACACATCACCCAGAGTTGGCTTGATGGGCTTACACCGCGAGAACAGGGAGTAATCAAATTAAGGTTCGGATTAAAAGATGAGGATAAGTCACACACATTACAAGAAACAGGTGAAGTTTTTCAGGTTACAGGTGAGCGTGTACGGCAAGTTGAGAATAAGGCATTACGTCATATACGTCTAAATATTAGCCTGCATAAGTTTTTTTACAAGGTCTTTTCCGAGGGAATGAAATAGAGGGTGATATAGAGTTATGATCAACGATATTCAGAAACTCAGGAAGCAGCTCAAGATGTCACAAGAGCAACTAGCTGGAGAGCTTGGTGTCTCAACGATGACTATTAGAAGATGGGAAGCTAATTCGAACAAGCCTTCCCGATTAGCACTCCGACAACTAGATAGATTAAGGAAGAAGGCAGGGAAGTAATAATGAATGTTAAAATAGGTGAACTCAAAGGGGTAGACTTACGGTTTTATGGGCAAGGTTCAGTGAAAGCATACCGTGGTGAGGATAGTTGGACTGTGGCCTTTTACGTGAGAAACCATAAGATTGGAGAAATAATAGTAGGTACAATGAAAGCCTTTTCTCAAATATGGTCTGCACTAGAAGATGGATTTAGAGTTATCCCCCCATCGTATTCTAAAAAATGGAGAAACCCAGATTTAGATTTATAATAAGGAGGTATAGGTTGGACATTAAAGAACTAGAAGCACAAGTCAAGGTAGTGGCTAATGCTAGGCAATATGCACAGATATTGAAAGAGTCCAAGGCTGAGGCTGTGACTAGGTGGGAGAAGGAAAATGCAGGGTTTCTTGAGAAAGTGAAACAATCCACTTATACAGTAGACATAGAAGAGGATGAGCTACGACAACTCACAATTAAAGCCTATGAGGAGACAGGTAACAAAGCCCCAGTACCGGGTGTAGGTATCAGAGAAGTTACCAAGCTAGATTATGAACAACCAGAGGCCCTTCACTGGGCAATCGAACATACTATGGCATTATCCCTTGACAAGAAAGCCTTTGAGAAGATAGTCAAGGCGTCTCCACTTCCATTTGTTACCATCACTCACCCGGTAGAAGCTACAATAGCACAAAATTTAGAGGAGGTATTACAATGACAACAGAGAAAAGGTTAACAGTAGGGGAAGCAATGCCAATGAGTCCAGTTGAGGTAGTAGACAATGCTACGACACAGGCCAAGTTACTAATGAACATTGTTGAGCAGACTAAGTGTTATCAGACAATCAGTGGGAAGAAATATCTTCAGGTAGAAGCATGGGAAACTATTGGTGCTTTCAATAATGTTCATGCCGAGACACAAGAGGTTATCCCTATAGAGAGAGAAGGTGAGGTAGTAGGATATGAGGCCACGGTCCAGTTAATTAAGAACGGAGTATCAGTTGGTGGTGCCACGATGCCCTGTTTCTTTACTGAGAACGCTTGTAAGGGTAAAGAAGGGGATGCTAAACACAAGGCAAGTATGAGTGCTGCCCAGACCTTTGCTACCAGTAAAGCATACCGAATGAACTACTCTTATGTTGCTATTCTGGGTGGCTACCAACCTACCCCGGCAGAGGAAATGGGTGCTACCACGCAGGCAGATACTCCAAATAAGGATGAGCATTGGTGTGAAGAACATCAGACCAACTATTTTATGAAAGGTAGAATGAAAGGCTTTGCTCATAAGATAGAGGGTACTGATGCGTGGTGTAATGAGGAATCTCAATCAGAGGATGGAGGGTCTGCTATACAGGAAGCTCAACTAGCAGATGGAGTGACCCTTACACCTGAAGTAGAACCAGAACCAGTACAAGAACCTGTCTCAGAGGTCGTAGAACCTGTTTCTAGCACTGTTAAAGCTAAAGATGAGGGAAAGGGCAAGAAGCCTGAGATTGACATGGACTGGGTGAGAGAGTCGTGTCAGAAGTTGAAGTGGGGAGAGACCACGTTAATCTCTTATCTGCACACCAAGTTTCATATTCCTACAACTGAGAAGTTTGAAGATATGGTGTCACAGTTAGATGCTGATGGTGCTAAGAAGTTTGTTGCAGAGATACAGGAACGACTAGGGATGCTATGAGAGACTTCTGTTTTCTAGCTGTTATTGTAATATTTGTCACGCTTGTAGAAGTAGGGTTTTTTGCTACTATACTTGCCTTTGGAGACTAAATGAAAACTCCTATACCTGATAAAGAATGGAATAGATATGTCAAGTGGTGGAAGTCTCAGTGGCCTTTTTCCTCACCACACCGGTCTAGTGTTGAGCTTTATCTCAAGTGGAAGCAGGAGAAGAAGTGATGGATGAGTTTTGGTTGTGGTTTGGATTGGCTATCCTTATGGGAATAGCTATAGTCATTGCTGTTAAGTGGAGATACAAACAGTGACTACACCTGAGACACAGTTAAAGAGTGATGTCAAGGAACTACTGGCAGTATATAGCATCTTTAACTATCCTCTTGTTCAGGGGCTAGGAGCACACAAAGGTATCCCTGACCGGGTAGCACATATTAAAGGTGTGGTCCATTACCTAGAGTTCAAACGACCTAAAGGAACTTTGTCTGCACATCAGGAAGTATTCAAAGCTCATTGTGATGCTGATGGAATACCGTACCACGTTATTAGGTCACTCGATCAGGCTATGGAGTTAGTCAAGGAGTTGCTGAAATGAAAGACGAGTGCTTTAGAGAATTAGCTGAATTGTTCAGATTGCTTATGTCTGAAAATGATAGACAAATTGAACTATGGGGAGTTCAAGATCGCACACCGTCTGAATGGCTGATGTTTACTACAGAAGAACTTGGGGAACTTGCTGAAGCTATTTCAGAACACCAGTACCGGGATGGCAAGGCTGATGATGTTGTTAAAGAGGCTGTTCAAGTAGCAGCACTGTCTTTGAAGATAGCTGAGATGTATTTGAGTAAGGTGGTGTAGATGAGAATATACATAGCAGGACCTTATGGCAGACGGCAAGGTAACTCACTTGAAGAATGTGAGTACAATGTCATGCAGGCCATAGTCTGTGCAAGAAGTTTAATCAAGCTAGGTCACACACCTTTTGTCCCGGTTCTCTATCATTACATACACAAAGGCTGGTTCGAGACACTAGATGAGGACGAGTGGCTTACTCTGTGTTTAGCATGGGTGCCTCATTGCGAGGCGCTATTCAGACTACCGGGATATAGTCTGGGTGCTGACAGTGAAGTTGATCTTGCCTCACATCTGGAGTTACTTATCTACTACAATATCAATGAAGTCCCAAAGGTGAAGATTGCCTTATAAAAACTACAAAGACAAACTAGCCAGTCAAAGAAGGTATTATGATAATCACCCGGAAAAGGAACGCGCAAGAGCCCAAGAGTTTCGTAGACGGAATCCTAACTATCTCAAGAATAAGAGGGAGCAGTATAGACAAGAGAATAGATGTGTTAGATGTTCTATACCACTAATAGAAGAGGAGTTTGAATATTGTATGAACTGTACTATGAAATTAGGCCAAGAGATTCCTAAAAGGGAAAGGAGGTATTTATGAAACTGATTACTAAGGAACTACCGAATAACCATAATATATTCTTGTTTGGAGATGTCCATGATGGGTCAGTTCTGAGTTCTCAAAAGGGATTTAAGGTGTTAGTAGACCTGATGCAATCTAAGTATGACGGTTGCTCAAATAACTATGGTGCTGATGGTGGTGACGCAATCGAAGCTATAATGATTGACGATAGGAGATTTGACCCGGAGAAAAGAGATGAACCTCTACCACTGGAACAAATGAAGTTTGCTCTAAAGAAGAGAGAACCTATTAAGGATATGTTATTGTATCTTTTAACCGGCAACCATGAGAGAGCTTTAGCAAAATATGGCAATCTAACAGCTTCTCTAGCTGAGGACCTAGGGACTATATGGGGGACCGTTACAGCCAAGTTAACTGTGAATGACTCTAAAGGAAACTTGATGTATAAGATGTCAGATACTCATGGCCGAAAGTCAATCACTTCTACTGCCGATGACCCTCTCCGTAGACAAACCAACAAGCAACTAATATTAAAGCGACACCTAAAGGATAAGTTTGGTGACTGTGCTGTTATGATTAAACATCATACTCACCAGTTGATAGTTACCAAACCTAAACAAGAGTTGTACTTGACTGATAACGGTAAGCATATCACTCAGCAATATACAAGCGGCTCCCAGACAGGTGACTACATTCACCCGGACGCGAGATGGTATGGTAATGCCGGTTCCTTCCTGAGACTCTATGGTGAGAACATGTCCGGGTATGCTGAGATAGCTGAGTACGACCCGGTAGAACTGGGCTTTCTTATCCTGAAAGTTAGGAACAAAAAGATTGTTGAACTTGAGCCTTACTACTTGAAGATATAAGGTGGAGATATGATTTGGCAGGATGTAGTGATAATGATAGGTTGCTTTGGGTTTGCCTTTGCTCTCATACCTAGTATAAAGGGTAAAGCTAAACCAGCCCGCATGAGCTGTGTTATAACTATATGTTTACTCATTATGGTAGGAGTGAGTTTTGCTACTCTAGGTTTATGGTTGTCCTTTGCAGCTGAAGTAACAGCTATCATAGCTTGGGGAATACTCCTGATACAAAAAAGGGTGTAGTTTGAGATGATAAATAGAGGTTTATTCTCATCAGCATCTCAGCATTGGTCTACACCTAAAGAGTTGTACGATGAGTTAGATAAGGAGTTTCACTTTAATGATGACCCCTGTCCTATTGGTGGAGTTGGTGGATTGGACAGAGGTTGGGGAACTGTAACTTATTGTAACCCTCCGTATGGTAGGGAGATAACTAAATGGCTAGAGAAGGATTACAATGAGAGTTTGTTAGGAAAGGTAGTTGTTTGTCTAATCCCATCAAGAACTGATACAAAATGGTGGCACGAATATGTAATGAAGTCAAATCAAATTAGATTTCTGAGGGGTCGTTTGAAGTTTGGAGACAACAAGAACTCAGCACCTTTCCCTAGTGCCATTGTTATATTTAACCCAAACAATAATGTGAGGCAGATATGAATATTGTTATTAACAAGACAGATGAGTGGGAGCCCTTGGTTTGCTCTGATAGTGGTGGTTACTCCTACATGTATGTTGACATAAAGGTACAGAAAGATTTACCTCTTAACTCACAGAGAGGGGTTGTAATACATGAGATACTAGAATGTTATCTCAGGGAATTATCACATGATAAGATAGTAGACCTTACTGGTTATCTATTAGAAGGATTGAGACAACTGGAGGTATAAGATGAATAAATGCCCTAAGTGTAGTAGAGGTAGTTTATTTATAGACTTTGACTTTCGCACGGATGAGTATTTAGAGAAGTGCATAAATTGTGGCCATGACCCAGCAAACCCTCCAAGGCAACCGACTCCTGAGGAAGCAAAGAGTACAACCCGGTCTGATTATTATATAAGAAAGAGGGATAAGTCTTTAAGCCTATCCCCCTAGGTAGAATCGTACTACCCCAATCCTTTCAGTGGCCTTCTCGTTGATCTGGTGAGGCCTATTTTGTGCCTAAGACGTTTTTTCGGTGATGCCAGCTTGGTTCAGGACTGTGACTTGTATTTACTATATAACCCATCACTTGTTTGCCGGTCTTATGGTCAATTCCTACCCTCAGACAACCATAACCATAGATGTCTATGCCACCGTCAGTAAGTAGATACTCGAATTGATCTATCATCATTTTACCTCCTTAAATAAATCTGGATACATATTCTTAAACATTTCAATGAATGACTTACCCTGTAGTCTAGCTTTCATTCGCTTACTTGTCTCTGCCATTCTCTCAGCACATTCCTTGCCTGTTTTACTCATTTCCATTGAACACTCTCTCCTTTTTCTCTGATGATGTTGTCCATCTCTCTTAAGATGTATGGCCTGATCTTTGGCCCATGGGAGTAATAAGACTCATACAGCTTGAAACCCTCAATTACACCTGCGCTTTTGCCTATTGACTTGTCTAGCTCTTTCTCTCGGGACAGGCGTTTCTTAGTTCTGATTACAAAGAACATTATACCTTCCTGATCTTGAACTTACCCTTGTGGCGCATCCGACCCATGAGACATTCAGTGCAGTACCTTTGTTTACTACCTTGATATGCGTCAAAGGGCTTGGCACAATCTAGGTTCTGACATGTGTAGATCACCTTGATTTCTGTGTTCATGCTACCTCCTTTTATCTTTATTTACCCTATACTATCATAGTAATTATATCTTGTCAACCCCTAAATCGATTTATTTTGTGCCTAATAAAAATATTTTCAATTATTTTTGCTGACTAACTTGACAAGGTTCTTGCTGTAGTGTATATTTATGCTATGGCTAAGTACGATTCACTCCGCAAGCTCGAAAGAAACAGGCTCATCAAAGAATATCGAGAGGCTAACCCTGACTTATCACTCAAAGAGATTAGTAAAGTCTTTGGCATACATGAGTCAAGAGTTTGGCGTATCCTGAACAACTCAAAGAAGGAGAAATAATGTATAGACCTCCAGACTGGGTAGAATACTATCGCCAATGGCAACAGAAACGCAAAGAAGTTACTGCACCAATGAGTCCCAGAGTAAACTTTGAAGCTGGTGCAGATGCTATGCTTGAGGGGTTGAGAATGGATACAAGTAAAGTAGAGACAGTATTCTATTCTAAAGAGAAGAAGGGTTATCTAGTCTTTATTCCTGAAGAGGAGTCCAAGTGAATCAACTTAACTGGAGAAGTCGGGACCCACTACATACAGCTCACATGATTAAGCAGGGCATACGGTATGACATGGACCAAGTAGCCATGATAGAAGCTGAGGAAAACCCGGAAGAAAAACCCAGAGAAGTAATACATAGGACATCAAACATGGGAGCCAAAGAGTTTCAAATACTAATGGACTTAAAGAGACGGGTAGACTATCTTGACCCACAAGTAAAAGCAAGTAGTCCAGTGACTAAAACTAAAGCTATCAGTTACTCAGGGATTAAGTAATGCGATTTATAGAACTCTTTGCCGGCATAGGAGGATTCAGATATGGACTGGAAGCCACTAGTATTCAGAAGAACTTCCGAAGCAAAGATGATACGGAGGAAGAATATGCAGAAGGGCAAGGATTACAATCCATTCAATCTAAAACAAATCGAGATCAGAGAGGACAATTTAGCAAATACACTGACAGAGAATTCAACGAAAGACAGTTTACTTGTGTCTGGTCAAACGAGTGGGACAAGTATGCCAGTCAAATCTACAGAAAGCACTACGGAGAAATCTACGAAGGAGACATCAGATCAGTTGACGTTGATGCCATACCAGAACACGATCTCATCTGTGCGGGATTTCCTTGCCAAAGTTTCTCTATTGCTGGAAAGCGAAGAGGATTTGAAGACACTAGAGGCACTCTCTTCTTTGAGATATGCCGAATCGCAAGGGTTAAAAGAGCTCCTTATCTTTGGCTTGAGAATGTTAAAGGACTCCTCTCCCATGATGAAGGTAAGACCTTTCAAACCATTATTCAATCACTGGATGAGTTGGGGTATGACTGTCAATGGCAAGTGCTTAACAGCAAGGATTTCGACATCCCTCAAAACAGGGAAAGGGTGTTCATTATCGGACATCTTAGAGGACTCAGTAGACCCAAAGTATTTCCTGTCGGAGAAGCAAGTCAAACATCTGATAGAGACGGAAACATTTGCGCCCCTACTTTACACACAGCATACGGACAACAACGAGGAGGAGCTTTCATTAAGCGAACCCAATTTGATGTGAGTGGCAAAGGCTACAAGAGTCAACAGGATAGAGTCTATGATACCAGTGAAGTGATGGCAGCAATACCTGCCGGAAGAACTGAAAACAAAGTTAATATCTTTGCAGAAAACTCAATCAGGCGCTTGACTCCTACAGAATGTGAAAGATTACAGGGATTTCCTGATGGTTGGACAGAATATGGATTAACAGAGGATTTTTATGCAGAAAAAATGAGTGACACACAGAGATACAAGTGCTTGGGAAATGCTGTCACTACTGATGTTATAACCGCAATAGGTGAACAACTCATAAAGGAAATATAATGCCAGATGTAGAACACTCTCTAACAGGATATACTTTCACTTGGCCGGACGAGAATCTCATTATCAAGGTGAGTGGAGTTAGATCACATACTGATGGAAGACTTACAGGTGTGATTAAGTTGTTACTGGGCAAGAATCAACAAGAGGAACCTAGTTTTACATTTAACTTCAGTGCTGACAGATCGCGCAAGATGCTAGTCAATTCCCTGTCAGAGAAGTATCCTGACTGGAAAGACAAGTGGCTAACCATCGTTGATGAACTAAGTTTGAATGTTCAAGAGTTAGCGGCCGCAGGTGAACCGGTACTCGAACTGGACACCAGTGATGACATTAAGCCACCTAGATACCTGCTTGAGCCTATCTTATTTGAAGGTCTGCCGACTATTATCTTTGGAGAGAAGGGAGTCACCAAGTCTTATATGTCACTGGTATTTTATGTTTGTTTAACATTACCATGGCTAGATAATCCATTTGGATTTGTTGTGCCTGATAAGAGTACAAAGACAGTCATACTCGATTGGGAACTTCCCGGACCAATAGCTCAGTGGAATCTAAAGAAACTTGTTGAAGGGCAGGGGTTAGGTGGAATGAAACTGTATCACAGGCATTGTTCGAGGCCACTTGCCGATGACATTGAACAGATACAGAAGTATATCAAGGAACTGGGAGCTGAGGTAGTCATCATCGACTCACTTGGACGTGCTGCCGGTGGCGATCTCTCTAAAGACACAGAGAACGCGACTCGATTCTTTAATGCACTCGACAAGTTGAACGTGACTAGCCTGATAGTGGCCCAGACGTCCAAGGACACCAAGAGTAAGCAAAAGAGTATCTATGGGTCAGTTTACTTCACTTACTATGCTCGTTCAATCTTTGAATTGTGCAAGGCAGATGATGTCGGGGGTGATGAGGCTAATATCGCTATGTTCCACAGATACTGTAATCTATCGAAGATTCATAATCCCATGGGATTCAGGTTTAAGTTTAGTGATAACTTTGTACGAGTCGACCCTGAGGCAGTAACCTACAATGACTTCTTGGATAAGATAAATACACAATCTAAAATACTTGAGGTATTAAGAGACAAGCCCATGGACAATAAAGAGATAGCTGTCAAGCTGGAAGTTGCAGAAGGTGGTATCCGGGTAGCAGCTATGAGACTGAAGAACAAGGGTAAAATAGTCAAGCTGCCTGATAACAAGTGGGGTTTAGCTGCCAACCAACCCGACTATTAACTACCTCCTTATTTATTGAGT